TCCGTGTGAGGTTCTTGATGTTCCCGGATGTGCGAAGGACGTTCGCCTCCAGGATCTGCCTCATAGGTGCCGACAGGTCCATCTCCACCGCTATCCCGTGACTGATCAGCGGAGCCGCATTGGTCGTGATGTTCTGAAATGCAGACTCCGCAAAGAGCCTCCTGATCTCCGCATCAGATTTTCCGGAGATCTCCGCCAGCCGCTCGTAAATGAAGTCCTGCAGAGCGCCCATCTCCTGGAGCTGCTTGTACTGCCAGTCAGCGGTCTCCGTCAGCTCTCCTGTCTTAACGATCCTCCTGGCCATGTCCTGCAGGATCTGTTCTTCGAGCTCTTCATAAAGCGCCAGCAGGTAGTCGGTACAGCTTCCCAGGTATTCAGGCGTCAGCATTCAATCACCTACTCTCTGGGGAAAAGTGACTCTGCGTCCTCTGCCTGTTCGGGCATCATCTCCAGAGCCTCCTCAACAGAGCAACCGAAATACCAGGAAAGGAACAGTTCCGGCTTCAGTTTTCCAGCCTGCACCATCGCCCATCTTCTCTGATATTCGACGTCGGTGTCTTCAAGGACGCCGTCTCCGAAGGTGATGTTAACGTCCACATTGCCGTTAGGAGCCATGCCGTAGAGTACTGCGGTCTCCTGGATCGCGATGGCCAGCTGCTTGAGGCCTTCGTCCCACTCGTCCTGCATCAGGCATACGGTGTGGTAGGACCTCTGCTTGGCCATGCGGATCTCAGTAGCCGTCTTCTCGACCTCCTGCGCATGGGAGAGAGTACCGTATGCCAGGCCGCAGAGCCATTCTATACGGTACAGGTGCTCGTTCAGGCCGTTGAGCAGGCTCTGGTCCCGGATGACCGGGGAGAATGTGTTCAGGAGAGGTTTCCCTTCTGTTGTTCTCCGGGCCGCATATGTCCGGAAGAGCCGTTCCTTTCCTTCAGGGAGGATAGGCCTGCCCAGCTTGTCGAAGTCGAACAGGCTCTGATCGGCGTCGATAGCCGCCTCAGTCGCTTCGAACTCCCAGATGGTGCGTCCGTACTGCTCGTCCGCCGCCTGGATCTGCTCCACGGCAAGCGAATAGACCGAAACGCCGAGAGGGCTTTCCGTGTCGATGGTGTTGGGAGTAGGCACCTTGATGTACACAAAAAGCGGGGCAAGCATGCCCGACATGGTTGTCACAGGCTCAATGCCTGCCCATTCCTCCACGGATGTAAGAGGGACCTCCTCCTGCAGGAGAGTGTCGAGCGTAAAGGCATCCGCACCTGCTGTCTGGAGCATCCTGGCCTTGTAGGCCTTGTTCGTGACCGTATAGGTCCGGCCATTCTGTTCATGGAGCTCCAGCCTGGTATAGACATGGTCCCCGATGTACTTGAACTGGGCAAAGACCGCCGATGTCACGTTGTTGGAAGAATCGAAGGCCACGGGATAGAAGTCGTCCGCGGCGATCCAGTCGACAGCGACCCTTGTGGGCCGCCCTGTCTCCGGATCCACATCCGTGGGGTAGACCTTGGCCACGATACCGCCCAGAGCGCAGTAGAGCGACACGGTGCGGAACTTTACCTTGAGAGCTTTTTTCAGCTGCTCGTCAACGAACGTTGCCATAGCGGAGCCTGTACACTCCAGGCTGAATTCCGTAAGGATCAGCCGGGCGAACTCTGCCGCGATGGCAGCGGGAAGGTTCAGCGTCACGGTGTCCGCCTTCTTCCACCCTGGACTGTCCTTGTACATGCTCATCCATTCGTCGATGGCGCGCTTCATGGCTTCGGACTCGGATATAGTTACGTGGAGCTCCCTCTCCACACTGGCCTTAGGTAGCATGGCTCTCACCTTCCCTTTCAGCCATTTCCATATGTCCTGCAAAATCACTGATAGCAATCACCTCCATCTGCCATGTTTTCAGGGGCATGGCATCGGGGCAGTCTGCAAACTGCCATTATTGGTTACGGCCCTTACGGACGATGAAGCGGTCTATCTCGTCCTCGTATGTGTACTCAAAGGCATCCATGGAGTCGATGTCGCTCGTCCCGTCATCCAACCGCTCGTTGGTGGTGGGCTTCTTCGGATCCCACACAGCTGTCCCTATCGCTCCCTGCAGGCTCTTCGTGTCTTCGAGCACGTATTTGAACCTGTTCTGAGCTGACAGGGTGGACAATGTGAAGATCCTGTCGTTGATCACGTCCTTCAGGGCGTTGTCTATGCGGATATAGCCAAGGCCCGCCTCAGCGAAGGCGTTCCTCATGCCCCGGATCAGGACCTGTTCTGCCGAATCGCAGTAGACCGCTGTCACGTATCCGTATGTCCTGATCACGCTCTGGGTGAAGGCTACGAGCAGCTCCCCCAGCCGTTTGGGGTCAATGTCCGTTATCTTCTCCCCGGTGTCCTCGTCATTCTCGCCCTCAAGGTAGCGCCTTGATTTGAGTGCCACCAGCTCCTGGTATCCCAGGGTGAAGGCCGATGCGACGAAGGCATGGCCGGAGCCGTTTCCGCCGAAGTCAACTCCGATGATGATGCGGATATACTGCTGTCTGACGGCTTCCTCCACCGTCAAAGCGTTCGGCCTCGGCTGGCCCTTCGGAAGGGAGAACTCGCCCGCCAGCTTCCGGTAGATCAGGCCTTCCGCTATGGACCGCTGGCCAAGGACGTCCCTGTTGTACCAGACCGTCCCCTGTTCATACTGCGATATGAACTGCCTGCGGTTCTCCTCGCTGATGTTGATATTGTCGAAGATGGTGAACTTCTCAAAGTTGACGCCGCCGTCCATCTCTCCCGCTTCCGACCGGGCCACGTACTTGTCGATGTAGTCCCGGTATATGGGCGCGTTCGGATGGTCCGGGTTCAGGTCCCAGAATATCTTCCTCTTTCCGCTGGCCAGGGTACGGTTGAACGCCTCCTGGATGGTCTTGTCATGGTGCAGGTTGATCTCGGTGGCTATCCACATACCGATGGAGAAGCCTCGGAAGGACTTATAGCTGTCCGCCTTGCCTCCTCCGCAGAAGACCACGATGCGGGTCTTGTACCTGGTGTCCGGCCCGTTAATGATAAGGGCCTCAACGCCTTTGTACTTTCCCCAGTGGCACTGGCCCCGGAAAATCCATTCAAGCCCCATGCCGTTGCAGTCTCCTATGTTCATCTTCGCCGCGCCTGCCGTGGCCCCGGTGGCCAGGTGGATCTTGTCCGTGGTGTCCTTCAGCTCATGAGCGAAGGCATACACGTTGTCCACGGTCTTGCCGGCACGTACGGCCCCTTCTGCGATGTTGTAAGCGCAGGAAGCGCACAGCCGGATGTACCGGATATGCTTCTGCGACCAGTGGTAGGTGATAGTCTGGCGCCGCTTGTCGGCCTTGGTCTCTCTCTGCTGTCTAAGGATCCTGTGGTTCTGCCGCATAAGCGTCCTCCGATCCGGATCCGTACAGAAGGCCGTCCGCCTCCGAGGTATCCTCGAACTCGTTGTTCACGCCGAGAAGCCTGCTGGTCTGGGCGTCTATGCGCTCAATTTCAGCATCAAGCCTCTCAAGCTGCAGAGGGAGCAGCTGGTCCTCCCTGTCGCTCTGCTTTCTCTGCTCACGCAGATCCGCAAGGAGCTTCAGGTCGTTGGCGATCTGTTTCTGGACCGATGACAGCTCACGGTCAAGGCGGCTGGTAAGCTCCAGGACATGCTCTGACCGGGTGGTGATGCCTGTTTTAAATCCAGGCATGCTGTCGTTCTTCTCACGTTTTTCCTCATAAAGCGCCTTCTGTGCTGCCTTTTCTTCGTCCGTCCCTTCGAAGTCCCGCTTCTCGTCGTGCTTCTCAATTAACGAAACGTACATGCCGTGTCTGGCCTTCTTTCTCTGCTCGTCGATGGCCATCAGGATCCTGCGCTCACGGATGGTGAGCACCTGGATCTCCTTCAGCAGGTGGTCTTCCTCGTCAACATCGCCCATGTTCTCCAGCAGTTCCCGGTCCTCGGCTCCAAGGTAATTGAAGAAAACGGCCCTGTAGGCCCCGTGCTTGACGGCCTTCTGGTTTCTCGGCTTACTGGAAGTGTTCCCTACAGCGTTCTTGTTCCCGGGCTGGCCGCCGCTCTTTTTCTTCTGCAACGTTGCAGTTTTCTTTTTGCTTTTCGATGCAGTCTTTTTTTTCGCAACGTTGCGTTTTTTAGGTTCTGGCTCGCCATCCCATTTCTGCCGGTTCTTCCAGCTCCGGACAGTACCGGGGGAGACGCCCAGTTTATCAGCGATATCGGTCAGAGACATTCCTGTCCGGTACATCTCCTCCGCTTTTACGCTGTCGGGGCTTCTCGCCCTCGGCATTGCCCGTCACCTCCTTTCTCGGTGCCATATTCGAGTGTTTCGGCACCTTTGTCATCGGCAAGCCGGCATAGGGTCGTTCACCGGCTTGCCGCTGTTCTATTCCCAATAGAACAATTCTATTGACAATCATCAGTACTTCTGGATGATCTCGGCAGTGGAGTAACCGCTCACGCCCCGGGTCATCATGTCCAAAAACTCCTCCCTGGTGAACCCGGAAAGGCGGAATATTTCTTCGGGCTTCATTCCAAGCTGCTTCCCGATCTCGTTCACCGTCTTCCCTTCCGCCAGGAGCTTCTTGACGATGGCCTTCATGGGCTCCAGAAGGTGTGTGCCCCTCGCCCTGTTGTGGGTGATGGTTCCATATACGTCCTCGTCCTCGTTCCCTTTGTGGTCCACGATGACCACCGGGACCTTGTTTCCCAGCTTCGACCTGAGGGGCTCCTGCCCTGCAACGGTCCATCTGTGGAATCCGTCGATGATGGTGAAGTCCGGCCTCACCACGATAGGAAGCGTCCATCCGTTCGTGAGGATAGACTGGGTAAGGAGCTTCAGGTTGTCCTTGGAGACCTTGTTAGGGTTGTAATCGTTGGCCCTTAAGAGGTCCCTGTCCACCCACTGGAGGGAACGGAGGGGAGCGAAAAGGTTCATTTCCATGTCACGCACCTCCCTTCCCGGACGCATAGTCGCTGAAGATCTGCTGGTGCAGGATCCTCATCACGCGCATCTTGGGATCCCCGTACAGGATCCCCTCATACATGCGCTTGTAGTGCTTCTGGGTGGCGAAGCCGTATGTCCTGATGTACATGTTCCGCCAGGACTTGATGTGCTTCAGGGTGTCCGATGCGATGGTGTACCGCTCCGGGTGCTTGAAAAGGACGTCCTCGCAGAGGGCCTTATAATCCTTCGGAGCCTCATGCTCCTCCAGCTCCCGCCTCTTGGCCGTGCTCCTGCGGAACATCTCACTCTCCCA